ATTTATGAAAACCTTGGATCCCTGCATGGTTATTTTGTCGATTGCAGAACTGAGAGTTCCTATGTCGAATGTGTGTTTCTTTGCTGCCATGGATTTTGTTTCCTTACACTTAATTATAAGGGATTCTCAAAGAAAATGCAAGAACTTTGTGCCACTTTGAGAACTGTCACAAGTCTCCTTGACATCTCGTGGGTTGCTCGCTAAGACCCAAGAATCTCTGCAGACTCCATCGAGATATCTCGGACAACATGTTTTTTTAAGATATTTCCAAAATCTACCAAATTTATAGGCAGTTCATAGAGAATACTCTGACACGTTACGGAAAGATAGGAAATCTGTGGGTAAATTGTATACTATGATACTAAAATACCTATGAATTTACTGCGGAATTATCTGAATCCACTCCGCGTCCACTTATATCAGACTCTGGGTAGATTCCATGGAGATTCTTCAAAAAAATTTCCGCTGCGTCTGCGAGATCCTCTGAGGATTGAGAAAAGACTTCACAAAACTCATAAACTTCCTTATCTAACTTGTTAAATGTATGGGAAAGTGACATAAGGCAAGATCTTCTACGTTCTAGTAGTTCTTCATCCATTGTATGCTCTCCTATGAGTATAGGTTGCTTCCTTTGGATAAGCATTGCCTGTCTTTAATAGTTGTTTTGATGTCGTTCCATACTGTGAGTATAGTTTGGCATCCTCTATTGCAGTTGCTTCTGATTTAAAAGGTCCTGCTGTGAGTAAGGTATCTGGGTATGACCAGTATATACCTTTGCGTCTGTCCGATAGTTCAATCGTGACGTCTTGCTTGCGGATTTGAAATTGGACTTTCTTGGATTGAGTCATTTTGAGTTCGGGGGATTAGATTGTTCCAGTATTCTGAATAAACTAATATTTTAACTTCTCTCCATTTAGAGACAGCATGTTCTGCTTCCTCTGGTGTCTTCAGTTCCCTATGAATGCATACAACTATGTATTCATTGGTGATGAAGGTAATGTCACTTTTATCGTATGTGTTGTTGTTAGTGTGGTCTTTGTAAGTGACAAGATCACCGACTTTAAAGTTGTGCTTCGGCATTAACCAAATCCATTTCCTTTATTTAACTCGGTGCGTTCCTGATACAGTTCGCGTAATGACCTTTTAAGCAAACGTATCTCATCATCAGTGTATAGGTTGAGATTCTTAAGTGCATTCTTGATACCCTTAATCTGACCATTGAGTTGTCCAATAGTCACAACCTGTCTCTGTGGTGTTATCATGTTGTGTTTTGGGTTTAATTTCACGATGATGATTGGATGCGAGAAAACAAATCTAGTAAATTAATACTGATTGTTTTCTCCTCTATTATTATAATGCATCCATGTCTCTTTGTCTACCCTCACGTGTCGGTTCCTTAACTGGCACATCCTTATACCATGGATGTTCATATTCTCCTGATATTGGGTGTATGCTGAGATGTGCTCCCTTAAAACTATTCATTCTCTTGATACCACCAAATGACATGTCTAAATCTTTCTCTGTCCAACCTAGTGCTTTGACTAGTTCCTGTCGGATGTATATGTGTAGTTCTCCTTCAACGTATTTGTAGTCAAAGTATTCTTGTATATCAGGGTCGATACGTGCCATTGTAATTTTGTGAACCTCCTTATTTAGTTAGATTGTTTGAGTTCTCGAATGAGTCTTTTTGAATTAGATTCCATATATGTGCACCGTCTTCTCTGATTTTCATATTACCAGACATCGTAACACGTTTATGTCCATCAGTTACTGGTGGAACATAATGCCAATCTCTTCCTTCAAATACATATATTTTTCCTTTCTCTGGTTGTATGACACGTAATGGTGGTAACCATGGATGATCTGTGTCTGGAAATATTAACGGAGGACTAGAACTATGTGTATCCACAAACCAAACAAAAGCCCTATCATAACCATAATGGTGATGAGTTGTAGTATAATCGCCTTGTCGATACGTGCATCCCCAGAGTTCTTCGATTGTGTGTTGCGGATAGTTTTCATTAATTTTGTCTATGATACAGTTAAATTTTCCATCTTGTTGTAAATGCCAGTGTGTAACGTCTGCTTGCACGTTAGTATTGCGATCTTGCTGATCACCATACTCTGCTATTGTCTCTACTATATTATAAGGAGGTTCAAGAAAATGCTCCTCAATGTTAATTTTGTGTGGCATATTTGTTATATAATTCTTTTTCTAATGCATGTGCTTCGATCTCCCATGGTTCATCATCATACTTTGTGGTGTCAGGAACGATCTTACTGTGCCATTTATTCTCTACCTTGTCCTTTTTCCATTGCTGTTTCCATTTACCACGTAATCTTTGCTCGAAATGAGTCAGTTCATGTAGTAATGTAGTTACATAGGATCTATCATCCTGTTGATTGCACATCTCGATCTCAAAGAACCGTGGACGTGCAAGTTGATCTATACTATGAATGCAACCATACATACCTTCTCTCTTCAAGTTACGATCTATTACATGAACAAATGTGTGGAAGCGACTGAGTTTACGATTGTGAATGAACCATTCGATGACAGACCGAGTAAGTCGCTTGCGATTCCGATACCCACCAAACGTAATGTAACAAGACATAATTTAGTTCCCCAATGCATAAAGTTAATAAATGAGAAGATGAATAGGAGTTTCTCTGCTCCAGTCATGGTTTTAGCGTTCATTTTGTTTTGATAATAAGACCTCTAACTTAGCATATGTCGCACCTTTACCTGTTGCTTTGGTGTCATTCTGCATAAGACTCATGAAATACTTGATCTCGTTAGATGAAAAAGGTGACTGATACATGGTAATGTAGTCTGGTGTGATTGTTACCTTCATTATAGCACAAGTTGTTGAGGTACGCTATCTATACGATCAGTTTGTAAACTGGCATAGTCCTCATGCAACTCACATCCGATATAGTTACGACCATGTTTTTTCGCAACCATACCAGTAGTTCCTGATCCCATAAATGGATCAAGAATAATATCACCACGTTCACTTCCTGCTAGTATACATGGTTCTATCAAGTCAGGTGGGAATACAGCGAAGTGTGCTCCCTTATATGGTTTATTGGTTATGCTCCACACAGAGCGTTTATTCTTTGTTGTATATGACTTTGTAAGACCTGTATGTGGTTGTAATCCTGTTCCTTCGTTGTGGTATTTACCTTGGTCTCGATTTCTAGTTCCCCAGTCTTGTTTAACTGGTTCTTTGATTGCTTCATTGTCATAGTAATACTTCCTATTCTTGCTTAATAAAAACAAATACTCATGTGACTTGGTGCATCTGTCTCGCACTGACTCTGGCATAGGATTAGGTTTATGCCATATTATATCCTGACGTAGATACCATCCATCTGCACGCAATGCAAATGCTAACATCCATGGTATACCTATCAAATCTTTTTCTTTAAGACCATCTAGTTTGTTAGCACGTCTTGCACACTTGTCTGGTTGATCTCTATTAGTCTTAGATACTGTCTGCTTAACAAGTGCTTGACCTTTGCCAGGTCTATAGTTATAGTAACTGTCTCCTATGTTTACCCATAGTGTGCCATCATCAGTTAATACATCACGAACTGAACGAAACACCTCTACCAAATTATTTATGAATTGCTCTGGTGTGTCCTCTTGCCCAATTTGATTTGCTTCATCACCATAGTTACGTAGTCCGTAGTATGGTGGACTAGTCACACACATGCGTGCCTTGACGTCAATAGTAGGGAGTGTATCTCTACAGTCTCCAAATAATATAGTATTCTTCATTGATATGACCAGATAGTTCCTCCTTTGTATCCACGTTGTGTATGCACTGCAGCTAGTTGGAAACCTAACTGAGGCCATGGTTTCTTTGGTGTATCTACACAATAGATCTCTTTGATGCCAAAGTGATGCTGTTTCATCTCACGTATTCTACGTTTTGTAGTATAGTGATTGATAGTAGTCAGATATACTATATTGTCTGCTATCTCCATACCATGCCATAAGAACTGTTGCATCATTGACCATGGTGGATTAGTTACGATCCAGTCTACCTTACGATGATATTGTAAGAAATCTCTGTCCTCTGCTAGTTCACACCAGTCTTTTGTATGTGGATATGTAGCATCATAGTTATCATAGAATGCTCCTGTTCCTCTACATGGATCAAGAATTAATCCTGTAGGTTTATAATGTTGTATGATATCTTTTGCAAGATACTCTGGTGTCATGACAATATCCTTGTCAGGAGTGTTTTTGGGTGGACAAAATGCTCTCATAATAATATTATAACACCCTTGTCAATCGTGTGGATGCTGTAATCTCTCCTCAACCCAATGGTCTTCGTTTTGTATGTTTGCTGCTTTGACATATCGTAGGATATGTTCATCAATTTGTTTGTAGATAGGATGTAGATCCAAATCCATATTAATATCATGTGCTATCTGTGTTACCTGTGACTCTGTGAAGCAGTGGTCAGGATGTAGTAGATCGCAACATGGAACTCTTTTCTCTATGAGTTCATTAAGATTCATACGAATCTCATAGTCTCTGTATACTGGCATTGTATTGGTCTTTATATTTAATTATAACACATATATTACCAATCGTCATCATCCCAATCTAATTCTTCTGTCTCCTCGTAGAATAATGCATATGATTCAGCGTCCTCTTCATCCCAATGATCAATGTCCCATTGCATCATGTGACGTCCCGCTAAAGAACTGAATGATATGGTGCTGTCTCCTTCATTCATACAAAAACCACGTTTCATCCACTCTGTTAGTTCATGATCAGGATATGCTGCTATCATCATGTCTAACAACTCCTCAAACTTATCACGTTCT